CCACCGCCGCCGGCGCCCGAGGCGGCCGGCGCCGTGCCATAGCCGGCATTCACCGTCGTCGCCCGCGGGGCCATCTGCGTGTTCAGATAATCCATCCGCTGCGCGTAAGGGGCGTGGTTTTGGTAGAAGCTGGTGTAGAGGCCGCGGCGTTGTTGGTCGGGCATTTTGAGAATGCGCTCAACGTCTTCTCCGCTGAAGCCGAGTTGCTGGCCGTGCATCTTGAATACTTCGTCGTAGCCTTGCAGTTCGGCCGCTTGGGCTTTGGCTCCGGCATAGCTGCCGGCCAGGCTGACCACGGCCGAGCCGATATCATCCGCCAGCTTCATCTTCGCCTGCGCATTCATCTGCGCCGAGTTGACAATTCCCTGTCCGCGGATCGCTCCGCTCTCATCATTTACGGTTGGGTTGTAAGCAAACATAGTTTTTATTCCTCCAAGATTCCCGCCGCAGCCCGTGCCTCAAGGCACAGTTGTGATCCCGCCACAAACGCGCGGCAGGCGTTTGGCCGGTTGTTGTAAATTGAGCAAGAGACGCCGCATCCGACTTCGCCGGTCAGCGCCACGCATCGGTTGTTCGTTGTCTTCATCAAAGGGTAGTCGTCTCTAAGCATCCATTGCGGGATGCCAGCGGCGTCAGATCGGTCTCGTCGTAAGACTGGCCAGCTCCACTTGTGACTGCAGCATGCGCCACACCGTTGACAGTCGTATCGCTCCATGTCGGGCGGAAGCCCTGCGCCTCGCTCTGCAGGTCGATGTAGGGTGCCAGATGGCTGATGTTGTTCGTCTCGCATTGATTCTTTGGGCACCAAACGGTGCCGCCGAGGTGCCGGTTCACGCAGTTCCAGCAGACAGGGTAGTAGTCGCTGTTTGCGCTCTTGTCCTTCCGGTGTCGCCACACGCCGTCCGCCTTCTCGTAGCGCGTCTCGTCGTTCGGCACGCCTTCGGCTTCAAGGTAGTTCCAGATGTCGGCATCCGACCAGTGGCGCATCGGGTAGAGCTGCGTAGGAATGCCGGCCTGCACCAAAACGTCCTGCGCCAGCGGCACTTGGCCTTTGATAAGATCCACGTCGGCTGACTTCTGGCCGTGGAAGGCGGCGTCCCACGGGAAGTTGAAGGTGCCGGTTGGGCGCTTCAGAGCTTCCAGCCCGCAGAGGTAGCGTCCGCTGGCCAGCTCCTCCGGCTGCGGTTCTTCGGTTCCGAGGCAGAGCGCCAGCGACTTGGTGCCGATCTGGTAGAGCTTGATGAAGTCAAAGCGCGGAATGCCGGTCTCGATGTCGTAGCCGTCTGTCAGCGCATAGCCGAGAGGCGCGTAGTCATACATCTCCAAGTCCCAAGCCTGCGCCAGCAGGTCGCTGTAAGCATAGCGATGCCGGAAACGCGGCTCGCGCCACTGGATTACCGGCAGCTTGGCGCCGACCTTGTGGCGGATGAGGTGCAGCATGGCCGTCGAATCTTTGCCGCCGCTCCAAAGCACGACAGGGTTGGCGCTGGCGTCCAGCCAACGCTCCACCTTGCGGCATGTATCTTTGACCAGTTGCTCCATAAGTTAGATGGCGATGACGCCGATACCAATAGCTGCGCCGGCACCAGCGCCGATCATGCCCATAGTCGCCGAGTTGTTGGCTGCTCCGGCCTGCATTTGAGCCGAGCGCATGGCGGCCCAGTTATTCATCGCGGCGTTGTTGCGCGAGTCGATTGCGTTGATGTTGAAACTGCTCACATTTCCCGCCATCTGCGCGGCATTGCCGAAGGTGTTGCCGATGCTGCTTTGCAGATTGTTGCCGAGGTTGCCGCCGATCTGGGCGCTGCCCAACGCCCGCGCATACGGATCAAGGTTGGCTCGCATCTGCGCTGCGTTGGCGTCGATGTTGGCGCCTTGAGCGAAGGCATTGGCCGCACCTTGCTGCACCTGCGCCGCGTTGCCGAAAAGTCCGGCGGCTTGGCCGAAGCGGTTGAACACGTTCTCGCTGACCATCTGGTTGGTCGCGGCGGCGAAGTTGCGGCGGTTGCTCTCGCGCGCTTGGGCATAGCTGTCACGGTTAAGGATTTCAGCGGCGCTGCTCCCCATCGAGGTGCCCAGTCCGCGAGCGGCAAACGCAGCGCGGGCCGACTGCTGGGCGTCGCGGGTTTCTTCGGCCGACAGCGACCGGCCCAATCCCAGTTCTGCTTCGGCTTGCTGACGGAGTTGGCGTTCGATATTGGTCTCGTCCGCCCGCGCTTGGAGCAAGCGGCCGATGCCTTGGATCTCCGCTGCCGTTCCGCGCATGTCGCCGCCAATGCCGCGCACGGTGGCCGCGTCGCCGACCGTGCGGTCCACGCCGGCCATGGCGTCCCGCGTGTATTGATTATTAAGATTATCGGCGATGCGCTGGATCGTGCCGAGCTGGAGCGCCTCAAGCTGCGGATAGGCGTCGATTTGCGCCTGCACCTGCGCTTTGGCGCTGGTGGCGGCCTGCTCGTTGGCCGACTTCATCAATGCGCTGTAGTCCATCAACGGCGCGTGCTGCACCTGCGGTCTCTTTTGTTTTTTTCTTCCTCCACCTCCCATAATTATAGCCTCACTTTCTTGCTTAGTTTCGCCCAGTCATGGGCTTTGATTTCAAAACTGTTGTGCCGACACCACAGCGCGTATTGCTGAGGGCGGCTGGCCACCCGCATAAACTCCCGCACAGGGTTTGCATGCCCAGCAGAAGCAGCCAGCTCCACGAACCAAGCGTTGGGTTCACGGTCATCGTGCATCTCCTCCGCTTCCGCATCCCAGTATACCTCGCGTGCCAAGAGGAAGACCTCCGGCGTTGAGTAAATCAGTCCGTTTGACAAGTGCCATCCGAGCGTTTCCTCGAAGGTTTCGTCCGTTGAGTGGTCGTCCCACCATTGTTTTGCGCGTTGCCATGGGGTCATCCATTAGCCCTCATACAGAATGTTCACCGATCCGGCGTCGAAGGTGTCGGTGCCGTTGACGGTGGTTAGGCGGATGCGGTCGAGGGTGCCGGAAAGGGTTTTTGCGCCTTGCGTGCTACCAAGAAATTCTGCGTCAGTGCGGCCAACGCTGCCTGTGGCCATCCAATTGTTGGACCCCATTGTGGTTAGGATCATTTGACCGAAAAACACTATGCTTGCGCCAGCTTGCTGCATTGTGGCAAATCCAAGGGAAAGATTTGCATAAGTGGCTCCGGTTGTTCCTTGGTTGGCGGCTATTCCGACATAACCCGAGCTTTCAATTCCCCCGCTGTCGCCAATCTGCACCACAACAACCGAAGACCCATTCGTTGACACGCCATTAAACATCACCGTAATCCGTTTCGCCCACGACGGAATGCCCGTGAAGTCAATGCTGGTGCCGCTGGTTGTGGCGACGGATGTTGCCAGCGTAAGCGGTTGAGAAAGTTTTGCGGGAGTTACGTTTGCGTCCAGAATTTTCGCCGTCTCCACGGCATTGCTGGCCAGCTTCGCCGCCGTCACATTCGCATCCAAGATCTTCGCCGTGGTAATCTCATTGTCCGCCACCACCACAGTCGGCGCCGCCGCCGAGTTAAGTTTCGCCGGTGTCACGGTCTCGCCGCTCACCCAATTATATCCTGCCGTTACATTTGCCATAGTCGTTCTCCTTAGTTGTTAAGCTGCATTCCTTGTCTCAGTCGGCGGCAGGCTCGGGCCGGCTGCCTCCACGCTGACGTTGCGGATCTCCGGCCGGTTGGCCGTGGTTTCAAATTGCAATTCGCAGTAGTGCGCCTTGGCGCGAATCGGTTGCTTCAAAGTGTAGTCTTCGCTCAAGCCCGAGGTGTTCGTCTGGCCCGGCACTAGGACAATCTCGTTATCGGGGTTGATTGTGATGGCTTTGACCGTGACGCTGGCGGTATCCGGCAGCACCACATCGGCGAGGCTGCGGACGAAGCGCTTGGTGCTCATGCTGCCGAGGCCGTAGCGGCGCGTGCGGATCTTGCCGGGGACCGGTGTGATAACATTGGCCTGCGCGTCGGGCGACTGGTCGCCTTCCTCAATCTCGTCGAGCAGCATGAGGCGACCGGCCTTGTTGCTGACAAAGAGGCGGCGCTCGTTGGCGCGGGTGGCGACGACGAAGTCATCCACGCCGAAAGCGTAGATGTCGCGGGTTTCCCACTGGTCGTTCAGGGCATTGTATAAAAACACGCCGTTGTTGTTGTCGGCACCGGCCAGCGGGACCGCCAGATAGTAGCGGTTGCTATACCAGAGGCCGACCGAGTTCTTGACTAGCGTGGCGTTGAGGTCGTCGAGCTGGTTGGCAATAGGATCGCTGAGAGGCTTGGTGTCGCCGCGCAACTTCAAGTCGAGGCGGCTGTCGAGGCGGTAGACACCGGAGTCCGAGAGGAAATAGACAAACTGCCCCGCCGTGGCGATGGACCGGCGAGCCGCGCAGCCGACCTCGTCGGTGAGGAGCGTGAGCTTGGATAGCGCCGTGTCGATGGCCGTGCTGGCGCCGTCCACGCTGGCGAACTGATTGACCTCCGCGAGCCAGATGCTCTTGCGGCAGAAGACGAGGAAGCTGTTCTCCACCCATGGATGCACGGCGACGACGAAGTCATTGCTGCCCGCACCGGCGCGGAAGGACTGCCAGTAGGGATCGTAGGTGTTGGCGTCGAGGATGTCCGAGATGAGCACGTTGTTTTTACCGTCAGGAAGCACCAGCCGGTTGTTGACGTAGGTGCCCCAAGGCGTCGAGCGCATGGTCTTGAAGGTCGCCGACATTCCGGTGGGCACGCCTGCGGGGCTGCGGACGAAAGCGGTTGCAACGCCGTCCCAGTAGAGCGGCGCCTTGACGCGGCGGATAGTGCGACCGCTGGTCGTGGCGTCGGTCGCGGTGCCGCTCGGAACGGTGATCGTGAAGCTGTTTGTGGAGGACGTGGCGATGTCGTATTCCACGCCGTCAAAGGCTGCGACAGTGCTTCCCTCGATGCGCACGCGGGCACCGGCAGGGAATCCGTGGCCGGTGAGGTTGACAGTCGCCGTGGTGGACGCCACCGTGATGCCGCCGGTGGTCACGTTCTTGATGACCCAGCCCGGACGCGAGGCATCGGCTTCGCGGAACAAGTAAAGGCGGTCGTTGGCCTGCACCATGCTGACCGTATCGGTCGGCTCGATCACCTCGTCCGGCGATGTCGGGTAGGCAAGCTCCTGCGGGAGCACGCTGATGACGATGGTGTCGCCGTTCTCGTCCACGATTTCTTCTCCGGTGTCAGTGACCAGAAAGCCTCCGGCCCAGACACCGGCGAAGGATTGGTTGTCGTCAAGGAGGATGGTGTAAGCGCGGTCGCCGCCCGCCAGCACTACGATCTCGGCAGACTGCACTTGGTCGGGTGAGCGGTAGACGCTGGCCGCAAAGATGCCGCCGGAGTAAACGCTCTGCACCACCGGCGCGTTGGGCGCGGGGTTGAGCACGAAGGGCACGGTGAGCGGCGAGCTGGCCACGCTGATGGCATCCGCCATGCGCTTGGCACCCTTGCGCGTCACCGCCACGCCACGATCCAGCCGCATGTTCTCCGAGAGCTGGAGCATACCAGCGGGCAGCGCCACCGGATTGATCCGGCTGGCATAACCAGCGAATCCGGCGTCTCCGTCGCGCAGAATTGGGGACTCAAGGGGCATTTAGGTGTTAGCCCTCATACATGATGTTGACGCTACCGGCGTCGAAGGTGTCGGTGCCGTTGACGGTGGTCAGACGCACTTGCGTCAGTGTGTCGGAAAGGGTCTTCGAGGAGCCAGTGCTGCCGGACGATCCCGTGTTGGTATATCCATACGATCCGCTTGCGACCCACACATTGGAGCCGACCGCATGGATCACGACCGTGCCGTGAATCACATTGGCGGCATTGTTGCCCATCACGCCTATGCCTGTGGTAAAAAGAGCGCCAGCCGAAGCTACTGCGTTTCCGGCCACTACCGATGAGCCAGCGTATCCCGTGGTTTCGATGCCGCCGGAATCACCTAGCTGAATTAACAGGTTGCTTGATCCACTGAGGCTTACTCCACTAAGCAGCACCGTAATCCTTCGCACCCAAGACGGTATAGCAGTGAAATCGATACTGGTGCCGCTGGTAGTGTTTTGAGCGGTGGCGAGCGTAAGCGGCTGCGAAAGTTTAGCCGGAGTGACGTTGGCATCCGCAATCTTCGCCGTGACGATGCCGCCATCCGCCAGTTTGCTTCCGGCAATCGCAGCCGCCGCATCAATGTCCGCATTGACCAGTCCGCCGCGCACGACGGAGGCAGCGACACGCTTGGTCAGTCCGCTCTGCTCGATGACGAACTCGTCGCCGGATGCGAGGGTGGTTGCTTGTGTAAGTTGTCCGATTGTCTTGGCCATAGTGTTTTAGGATTTGCTGGTTAAAACGTAAGAAAGGGTCTTGGCGTTGTTGCGCTTCATCTCCGACTGCACGGTGGCGATCAGCGAATCCCATTGCCCGCCAGCACGCGGGACGGTCTGACAGCCCTCCGAAGATGTCGTGCGGCCGGCGGCGTGGATGTTTATTCCGAAAAACCCTGTCTCTTCCTTGTCGCCGCGATGCACTGTCACCGGCCCCGCCTGCACCAAGGCGGTGTAGGGGTTGCCGGTGCGCAGGCCGTGCTTGCCGATCTTGTAGCGATAGACTCCTGCCTTGAGCTGCGCCATCGGCTTGCGGGCCTTCGGGTTCCACCCAAGCCGCGTCGGGTCCACGTTGGCGTTCCATGCAACGTGAGCGTTGGGGGAGATCAAAATGATGGCGTCATCAAACAAACCCACGTCATTCTTCCCCTTCGCTCCCATCGAGTCCCGGTAGTAGCCGCGGATGCCGACCAAGCACACCGGATCACTGACACCGGCGCTCTTTAGCTGGCGCTCGGTATCAATCCGTTTCTGCTGTGGTCGGTTTTTAGGGATCATCGCGGGTTGGCTAGTTCAGCGGCGGCGGCTTCAACGGTCACGGGGCCGACATAGCCGTCGAGCTTGAGGTGCTGACCGCGTCCGTGTGTGTTGAGAAGCGCTTGGATCTGGCGGCCGTAGTCTTTGAGGATGTTCGCGGGCAGCTTGGTGACGATCACGTCGATGATGCCCCAAATGACACCGGCAACTACCGCCTCGTTGAGACCAAGTGCGCGGACATCGAAGCCGCTTTTGGTTGCGAGGTAGGTGATGGCAGCGGCAGCGGCAGCCGTGACGAGCTTTTGGAGGATCGGACCGCCGCGCGAAAGCAGCAGGCGGACGAGTTGGCGTTCGAGAAAGTTTTTCATTGTTCGGGCTTTTTCCATTCCTTGTAGGACTGGACGAGGTTGTTGATGTTGGGAACGTAGGTGACCATAATTTTGATGCTGCCCCAGTCGCCCGCTTGCGTCTTCTCGCCGTCCACCGGCGGCAAGGGGATTGTCACGCATCCACCAAGGATGAGCGCGACGGCCAAGGCGAAGGCGAACTGCGGGCGGCATTTCATTAGAGTCGGGCGTCGTGATCTTTCGCCATCCACAGACCCCATGCACTGGTGAGTGCGGCGGCGATGAGGCCGATGTCGGGGATGGTGCCGGTGGCGAGGAATTCCTTGGCGCCGGTCGCCAGGGCGATGAGGGCGGTCAAGATTCCGATGGTCGTTGTTTTCCAGTTGCGCATATTATTTGTCTTTCTGTTGCTTTTTGCGGAGGTCGTGAAGGACCGAAATTAGGGTGACGACGCCGACGGCGAGGCCGACACATAGGCCGGCGACTCTTAGGGTTGTCTCAAGGTGGGGCAGCATGCTGAAGACGCTTGAACCAATGCTGGTCACGGTGCCGATCACGCCCTTCTCGGTCGTCGAAAAGTTATGATGAAAATACTGCATGCTCATCGGTTCGGGTCTTTCGTCTCTTGGTCTTTTGGTCTTTTCAGCTCTTAGTCTCTGCCTACTTCCGGTAAGCGATGACGCTGCCAGCGTGGAGTTTGATGGCGGTGAAGATGCCGTCGATGGTCGTGCCGGCCGGGATGGCGGTGGCGCTGCCGCTGGTCGCGTTGGCGATGCCGGTGCTGTTGCCGGTGAGGACTTCGAATTTGGTGGCGTTGTCCAGGCTGTCGATGCTGACAAATTCGCCGGTGACTTGGGTCGTGTTGGCGATGAGGACGCTGCCGTTCTGGCGGTTGGTTGTTCTTACGTTAGGGTGCATGTTGGAGAGTTGAGCGTTGAGGGTTGAGAGTTGAGGGTTTGGAAATACCTTCGTTAGCTTCGTTAGCTTTTGTTAATAATGATTGATCCTGGCCGTCCAGGCTTGGGGTTGGTTTTGTTGGAAGTAGAATTTGTCGCGCTCGGTCACTAGTTCGTTCATGGCTTTTTCTTCCATGAGGGTTGATTTCGTGAGCTGTCCGTCTTCTTCGAGCAGCGCCGCGGTGAGGAGGTAGCCGACGGCTTTGCTTAGGACGGCGGGGACCGTCGCCGAGAGATTTGATGTGGTGTAGGTGTCGGGGCGGAGGCGGTATCTCACCCAGGCGGTGGTGGGGATGTCGGTGTCGTCCGGAAAGCGGATGCTGTCGCCGAGGAGGCTGTATTGGAGTTCGCGGGGTGAGGCGGTTTTGTTCGGGTTGTCCCGAGTGATGGCAAAGACTTCGCCCATCGGGGTCTCGCCGCCGCCTTGGTCGTAGTCGATTCTGAAGCCGTTCGTTTCGTCGCCCTGGATGGTGCGCTCTTCGATGCGGCACAGCTCGGGCCAATCCGCCCACGTCCAGCAGGACTCGATGGCGTCGTTCGCCGCGGCGACTAACATCGTCTGCGCACCGGAGGGGACGTTGCTGATCGTGCTGGCATCATTCCCGACGCGTTGCCACGCCCGGAGGATGATGCTTTGGAGAGTTACGGTGCGCATGACGATGAGTGACGAGTGACTGGTGACGAGTGACGAGTTAGGAATTCAAAGTGTTCATGGCCGACTGCACGGCGGCCTCGAAAGTTATTGGCGGCTGCGGCCAGTCGTTGCGGGGGCTTGGATCGGA